CCTACTCGTGTTTGTCCATATATTAAAGCAATAGGAGTACCACTTGTAGAACTATTAGTAAGTCCTCCAAACATACCATTTTCTCTTACTGTAGATTCAGTCTGTTTACTTGCTCTTTTTGCAGGAGATTTAGTCATCAAAGAAGTAACAGCAGCCATAGCTAAATTAAGGCCCATAGTTTGCATAAAACTTAAACCAGTACCTGCACCTGTAGTTACTGGGCCCAAAGCGGGTATAGCATTTAAAGGAGCACCTGCGCCCCCAAATAAACCTGCAAGACCTCCACCACCACCACCAGCAGCACCTAAAAGAGCAGGATTCATAACTACAACAGCTATAGCAAATATCATAAACATTTTTCTACCAGCTTTACCGCCCCCACCACATACAGTAGGCACTAAATGTACAGTCTCACCTTCTTTAAATTTTTTAATATATAGCATTTCATCAGTAATTTCTTGTAAATTACCGTCTAATAAATTAAAACAATCATCAGACTTTCCTGATGCTATATCCACCATATGTTTGGAAAATTTATGATGCACACCTCTAAGATAGCCTATAATGTCTAAAGCACTATAAGCATCAAAAGTATATATCTTTTCACTAAAAAATTTATTATAAGCTGAGTGTATCTTAAGATTAATTAACAAGATGTTCTTCCTTAAACTCATCAAACATGAGTGCATCTACATTAGAGTCTAGCCAATATAGAAAAAATTTATTATTAAATCCTACCAGAAATTTATATTCTTGGAAAGCAGCACTTACTTTATCTTCTTTACTTGGTAGGGGATTTTCGTCTCCTGGGTGTGAATGAAAGATTCCCCATATATTTTCATCATATTTAACTAAAGCTGCAGGATCTAATATAAAAGTATCCTTTGGAAAAGGAGAGGTGTTCTTACATGGTATATAAGTAAAGTCATTTGTTATAATACCTACACACTCTCTAGGATAATCTTGCATACTATGTGCGTTCATATCTTCTTTTAGTTTTGTAAATCTTTCCATCTATATATCCCCGTAGTATATTGTTTATAGTAGTTTCCATAAGGAGCAATCCAACTTTTATGTTTTATCATAGTTTGTAAAATTTTACCTCTATCTACATATAAAGCACAATGATTAGTAACATTAGTAGATCCTAAACTCATGGTTATAACATCAAATGGTTTAGGATCTTTTACTTTTATCCAGCCGTATTCATCCGTTGCTGCGCGTTCAAAAAGTTTTTCTTGTGTTTTGCTGTACCAATCTTCATCTATAATTTTACAAAAATAATCTGTAGTATAGGGAATATTAATATTTAGTTCTTTTAAGTACACTAATTTACAGAGATTAAAACAATCAATCCCTGTTTCTATATCATTACCTAAATGTAAATATGGAAAATCTTTATATTTGTTGTACCAAATTGTCATGTCTATAAATCGCATGTATGTTCTCTACCCAATAATCGGATAAAGTTTCCACACGCGAAATTCCCCCTTCTTCGATGTGTAGCATTTTGGAAGCCATTAAATACATACCAAAATGAATTATTAAATTTGTTTTTTCTGATCTAAATGCTATTACATCATAATCTTTAGCATTTGTCAAACTTACTTTTTTAGCACATTGAGCTGCCCAATTATCAATACTAACTGTAGTAAATTCTTTAATCCAATGTTTAGATAGGGGGTATTCTGGTAAAGAAAATTGTAAATTTAACTTACTATCGTAAAATCTCTTAATTAATGTTATGCAGTTTATGTCATCATATGAATGACGTAAGCCTATAAAGTCTTGTACCATGTAGCAAATTCCGGAAAAGTATCAGTAAAAGATTCTCTACGTAGAGAATCAAGTCTTTCTGTTTCTATTTTAAAATCGTGCAATAAATTACTGTCATCGCTACTGGTCATATAAGATAGCCAATGTTTAATTTGTTGTAAATCTTCAAAAGTCAGTATAGAAGAGTACTCATTAACAAATTTTTTATACATAGCAATCATTTGTTGTTTAGATTCTTTAGGTAAACAAGTAATTTTTTGATGTGGCGGCTCAGACTGCGTAGTTCCATAGAAATGAATGTTATTACGTTTACACCATAAAATAAGATCAGGCATAGAACTAATACTATAAATATTTATAACAGAACTTACAGTAGTTATATTATCTTTAAAAAGTTTAGTATGCTCCTCAAACTTAGACCATGATAAACCTTTTCTTGCATATTCAGCACGTTTACCATAGCCTTCTACACTTGGCCATACAGATACTTTTTTAAAATTAGACCAGAGAGTTTTTAAATCATATTTTTTAAACTTAGAATAACTAAGATTAGTGTTATAACTAAGATTTACATTTGCTGCATAACCAGAATCTATAATAAGTTCAAGCATTTTATAGTGACCTTGCTGTACAAAAGGCTCTCCTCCAGCAAAATATACATCTTGTAGCTCAGGAATAAATTTAGGTACATCAGCCCAAAAATTATTATTATTGCTATAATGATCAATTGTTTTAGACCACCCAGACGAAGTAGTATCTGCATACCAACTTGTAGAAGCTCCTGGTCCACACATTCTACATTTAAAATTACATAAGTTTCCAAATCTAATATCTAAATAAGTAGGATTAGAATCTAAACTACCGTCTTTATTTGTTTTATATTGTAATGGAGCTAATTTATTAAATCGTTGATTAGCTTTTAATCTGTTACTATCACTGCCTTGTTTTTCTTTTTTATAACAAGCAGATATACATTCTGGAGGTATCTTATTTTTTATAAAATCAAGTCGTGCTTTTTTATAGGCGTCACCATTCCAAATGTCACCTAAAGATTGGTTATGTGTACCAACTATAGTAGTTATGGGTGTATACTCGGCATGACAACAAAGATAAAAGTTTCCACTTATACTACCGAATAAATGTATCCAAGGTAGTATACAACCTTTTATTTTATTGTTTTGGAATGGTACGTCCTGTCGCAGGGAAACCTCCAAAATGTATAGAATTATTTCTTAAGGTACAAGCTAATATGTTTTTACCACATATGTCACCTTCTGGTCCTGAAGCAGTTTTATTGTCTACACCTATAGGATTTGTATTAGCGGTAAGAGAGGTACCAGGTATAGTACCACCTGCTGGTCCTGGGTACTGACACTCTTCACCTTTATATTTCCATTGACACGTATTTTTATAATATTTACGTCTGGGAGTTACTTGTTTAAAATATTGTAACCAAGATACTAATCCAAAAGTGCCTGTAACATCATTTAAGGATTCAAGTTGATCTATTTTAAATCTATCTTCAATATAAGACTCACTATCTGCCTCTGCATTAATAATAAAAATTTGATCTCCTACAACAGTATTAGCTTCTAAGGCGTTGTTAAGAAATAAAAATCTATTTTCTTGTATACTTTGTATAGTACCAGAAGTAGATCCTTTTGAGGATCTGACAACATCTCCTACTCTATAAGGCATAGCATTATATACTTCTACTACATTTGAACTTACGTATCTGACAGAACTATGCTCTGGCCAAACATCTAAAAAATTAGCAAAGGTAGTTGTTATGTTTACTACTGCTCCAGATAAATCTCTGGTATCATTTTTTTGTATCTGCCAAGTACCATTAACAAATTCTGTCTGTTCTTTTGTAAAAGAAGCATTAGCTTGTCCATAAGTACCTACTACAGTACTACTAAATGCTAACCCATTTGCTCTCGCTCTTGTTAAAGTATCAAAAGCTACATCACCTATGCTACCCACATCTGCAGGATCAGCATTTATAGTTCTTGGATCTATACCATGTACAGGAGCACTATTTACATAAGCTATGCAAGAGTTAGATATGTTATTTCCTAGTAAATAAGGATTTTCAACTAAAGTGCTTATGATATTATCTACGTTAAATACTGTTAAGGTAAGTTCATTAATTTTACCATCAGTACCTTGGCTAATACTTGATATATCAACAGGATAAGGTACAAAAGAAGTTCCACCATAAGTTACATTATAATTTAGATCTGATACTAAATCTCCTGCTATATCTGCAAATCTTAAAGGAAAATCTACAGGCCAAGCCCTACCTTCTCCATTTTCTGTAGGATTACCATTAGGATCAGGAGGAAACCACTCACCAGGATAGTATACTTCATACATTCTAATAATAGGATTTTGGGTAAAAGCATTTTTTGCAGCAATAAAAGAACTTGGAGCTTGGGATGCTATAGTAGTAGTAGCAGTAGTAGTTAAACTGGCAAATATATTTGATTGAAAAGGAAGACTAAGAGTGTTTATTGATCCGTTTGCAGTACCACTTATAACAGCAGATTTAGAAGTAATAGTTTCGCTATTATGAAACTCTTGCATAACATTATTTAATTTTACTTTTATCTGTTTACTAACAACATCTACATTAGCAATAAAACCTACAGTAGCACTTGTAGAACCTACTATAGAATTGCCAGGTACAAAATTAGTAGCATCAGCTACTGTAAGAATAGTATCATAGTTTCTAGCAGTCATTAGTCATATGTCTCTTGCAATTTAAAGGAAACAGTAAAAAAATTATCAATTAACTGAGTACCTGATGATAAAACTTGAGTTATAGCTAAGTCTCCATCAAATCTTGTAGTAATTGTACCACTTTCATTTAGGTGTGACAAGTCAAAACTAAAAGATTCAAATTCTCCACTTCGTGCATTATAAAAGTTTTCAATTGCAGTTCTTTCTACTCCAGAGACATTAGTATATTGTAAAGTATAAGATCTAAGAGGTCTTCTAGATTTTAATCTTCTTTTCTCATACCCAGCAGTAGATTTAAATTTTGCTACATCAAATTTCTTAGAAAAGTCAAATCCACTATCAGGTTTTCTATCTGCCATAGAAGTAAATCTTCCTTGCTCAGAAGTAGCTTGTTCAAATACTCTAATAGATAAAGTATCATTAATATCAGCAGCGCCTAAAGGAGCTCCTCCTATAATAGTTGCAGTAGTAGCAGGGACAGGGGTAGTTGCAGCTCTAAATTTAGCTACCTTTGACACTCTTATATATTCTATCTTACCTTTATATCTTTCTTGACTGGCTTGAGACCCTCCTGTAACACTGTTATTTGCTCCTATTAGTAGACGACTATTAAAAACTGAGACAGGAGGATTATAGTTAACTGATTGTACTAAAGTATCAGCTACATAAAGTCGTAAATTAGCAGTAGCCTTATCATAAGATACAGCAACATTATAACTACTTCCTCCATTACAGTTACCACCATATGCTTCAACTATAGATCCTCCATGGTTTACTATAAAGCCTATAGTAGCATTAGCACCAATGGTTCTTAGAAAAAAATAATTATCATTATTTTGTTGGCGGGCAAGTAGAGTTTGATTAGCACTCATCTGAGTTCCTGCATCAGGAGTTATAATAGTTTCAAAAGTAAAAGATGTTTCTTCTCCTACATCAAAATCACTACTTGCAGGTATAGTAAGCTGTGTGGCTCCTGCTAATACTAAGTTACTGCTGCTATAACTTGGAGAGCCTGCATTTAAAGTAAGTGTATGAGGATTATCTGAACTATCTGTTAAATTATCTGCAAAATTAGTTAATAACTTAACGGCAGAATTATCACCTATATCTATTCCGTCATTACCTAAAGTAACTGAAGGGTAAGTATACGCTCCAGGTTGTTGAAATACACCTCCTACGTAAACCATAAAGTCACTGGTATTATCTACATTAGAGTTAAAAGGAAGAGACCAAAATTCTTGCGAACCATTAACAGTATATGTATTACCATTAACAGCTAAAGCAGAACTATTATAATCAACTGCTTTTACACTTGGAAAACTTCTAAGTACTCTAAATCTACTAGGAAGACTAATAGTTTTTACAACTAAGGTAGTAGCATTAGGAGCTACTCCAAAAGTTATTTTAGTACCATCACTGGATAAATTATACGCAGTAGTATCTTGTGTAACACCATCTTGAGTTACCACAGCTGCTGCTTTAGTAGTTATAGTACTGGGTAATGCAAATTCTACAGTACTTCCTGTATTGTTATAAGTAGTTGTACCTATAACAGAAAAAGCAGTTATATCTGCAGTAGCGTCTGATGGGTATGTAGCCATTCTATTTCCTTATCCACTTCTAAGAGCTTTTCTAATAGGACCATTAGTACTTAAATCTCTCATTACAACATCAATTACAATTTTATCTGTATCTATTTTAGGTGGCCCCTGTTGTGCTGCTTCTTTGGGCGCTCCATTATTAACAATATTAAATTCTACATTGCCCATACCTGCAGCTCCAGTAGCATTCATTTTTCCTAATGCAGAACCCCCTATAGATTTAGCAGCTGTTTTACGAATTACAAACTCACCAGGCTCTAACATAGCAGGTACACGATCACGAAGTGCATTTACTTCACCACCGGCAGCCATATTACGGACAGTACCACCTGTAACACCGCCAAAGAAAGCCATCTTACCAAAGCTACCCATTAAAGAGTCAGTTACAGAATCGGTTATAGGATCAATAACACTTGCTTTAAGTATTTTTTGTTGAATATCAAATAACATATTGATAAATAAATCACCAATACCTTCTATAAGTGGTTTACCTTCTTGTAAATTGGTTAGAAACTTCATCATAGCGTTACCTAAAGTGTCAGATATACCAAAGGCCAGATCTTTTCCTAGTTGAACCATGCGTTTTTTCTGGCTTATGTCAAACTCAGCAGCTTCTTTAGCTAATCTATATGCTTCTTTAGCTACTGCTGCTTCAATACCTAATTCAGACATTTTAGCAGCAAAAGCTTCTTGATTAGCTGTTTTTTCTAAGTCTATATTTTCTAATTTTTTAGCAATTATAGCAGCTTGGTCTCGTGCTGCTAATTCTATAAAGGCTGTCTCTCTATCTTCTTCTGCTATTTTCATATCATTAATTTGAGCTAATTGTATTAGCTCGTTTTCAAGTTGTGCTTGTCTAAGTAGTCTAGCTTTTTCATCTTTTTCTGCTATATCTGTTGCAGCACCTTTTTGGTCGTCCTCTATAGCACTGGACAACTCTAATCTTTTCCCGGAACTGCTAAGTAATTTATCAATTGTGTCTGACATTAGCTGAGTAGGAGTTTTAGCATTAGGATCGTTCGAGCCAACACCATATAAATCTTCTGGGTCAAAAGTTATTTTCATTGCTTTTAATACCATTCTAGTTATATCGGCATATCTAGTTAAAAATTTATCATCAGCTTCTATTCGTAATTTAAGATTTGTAAGAGTATCAATATTTGCTTGTATATTTACATCTCTATTTGCACGAGCTATTTGAGCTTGTTTAATAGCTAGATTTTTTTGTGCTTCAATAGCGGCTTTATTCTCTTTTACTTTATCTATTTCCAGTTGTTTTGCAGCCTCTAATTGTTGTCTCTCAGCTCTAACAATTTCTAAACTAGCTTCTCTTGCTATTTTTGCAAGATTAGTATCCTCTATTTGTTGTTTTTGTTCCGCCTCAAGAATTTTTCTTTTCTCTTCTAATATTTCCTGATTTTGTGTAAACTCTTCTTTGGCTGAAGCAGCAGCAGCTCCAATGTTAGCTAATTCAGCATCTCTTTCAGCGGCCATTACTGCTATTCTTGCATCAAGTATCTCTTTAGTTGTAGAAAGTGATCTCTCCTCAATAATAGTAGCAGCTTCCTGAGCTCTGATCACAGCTAAACCAGCAGCCCCACTAGCTGCAGCACCTCTTGAATCCACAGCTTGCTTTCTTTGCTTTCTTTCTATATCCGCAGTTTGCATAGATACATCCCTAAGCTGTTTAGCAAGATCTAATGATTTTTTACGTCTTGAAAGCATAGAATCCATTTGAGATTGCTGCTGTTTCATAAGGTTAATTCCTGCTTGACCTCCTTCAAAATTTAAAGCACCGCCATTGCCTGAGTTCATTCCTGGCCCTATAGGTTCTCTAAATCCTCTAATATCTCCCCGCGTACCTGCAGGAAAAGGTATACGTGACCCAGTTAAGTTTCTAGTAAAATTATTACTACCTTGACTCATAATAAAATTATTTCTTGCGGAATCAAGTCTAGTTTGTGCTTGTCGCTTAGATTCAGCAGTTTGCAGTCTTAAAATATCTAATTGATCTTGTAAAGCTTGCTTTTTCTTAGCCTCTGCATCAACTTGTTTTTTAGTAGTGGCAAGAAACTTAACAGTCTCCATAAAAGACGCCTTAGCTATTAATAACAAATTTTGATTTAAAGACTTTCTTTGCGAAACCAAACCCAGTCGCTCTTGTTCTAAGGGGCTCATCAATTGTATTTTTCGAAGTTGCTCAGCTAATAGTAGAAAATTCTCACGTCTAAAGTTTGCTATGTCTTGTTCGTCTCTGGCAATCTCTCCAGTGCTAGCCCTGATATTCCCAGTACTGGCCGCCGTATCTATAAATCCACTAGCTCCACTAAATTGCTTATTTAGTTGAAGAAATAGTTTTTCTTGTGCTATAAATTCTTCTGTTAGCCCCCTAAGTCTGTCATCTACATATGCTATCCCATCTCCAATAGAGTTAAGAAACGCCTCTGCCTGTGCTCGAGTACCCTCATTAAAAAAAGTATTATCACCCAAACCCTTATTAATAATTTTTTGAGCGTCTTTTAAACGTTGAGTAAGGATTCCTAATTGCTTACCAGCATTTTCTTGACTAATATTTCCGAGAGCTAAACTTTCAAATAATTCTTGTGTTTTAAGATAAGCATCGGAAGTAGCATCAGCAGCTTGTATAAATGCTTTTGAACCTCTAGTATATTTACCTTCTAAATCTACTTGTAGCTCTAAAAATCTTGATTGATCTTTAAATTGAAAAGCTCTGGTCATATCTTGCTGGCCCGCACTGTTTTGACCTAAAGGAGGTGAAAACGAGGTGTAGTTATCAGCAAAAGGACTAGTCATATCAGCTAATGTATCTCCTTGTACGGCCTTTACAGGCAGTACAGTCTTTAAAAAGTCTTTGAAATCACCACCTGTTCCTGGACCCATCTGAACTGAAGAGATTCCGATTTTTCCTTGTATAAAAAGTCTAGATAAAGCTTGAGTTAGACCGTCTACCTCTTCCTTTGCTTTACCTATAAATTTAGCAAAGTCCTCAAATCCTTGTAACTGAGGCATACTGCCTTCAAGTGTGTTAATTGCATCGTCTAAGTTTTCAACTACGCCTTTTAATCGCGCTACCTCATTTTCTGCCTCGTTCATACCTTGGTTTGTAAAAAATCCAAAGTTTAGTCCGACACCTGGGTCACCAAGTACACCTTTAGCAATTTGAGATTCTAAAAATGCTATTTCTCTTCTCGCTTTTCTGGCTGCTCCTGTAAGATCATCTATTTTACCGGCTAACCCTGAAACAGTTCTCTCATCAGGGTCTAAACCTGCAGCATCTAAAGTCCTAGCTAATTCTATATATTTACTACCCGTCTGACCTATCTTCAAATTAAGCTCTTCTAATCCTGCAGCAGCTTGTCGAGATTCTGCAGTGAAGTCTTTGTATAGTTCTAATAATTCTTTAAATATATCTTTACCAAAAAGTTTACCAATAAGTTGTACAGCTACCGCTGCAATTAATACATAATTTAATAAAGATAATAAGCCACCTAAAAAAGCACCCATCATTGCTGCTACACCGGCTGCTTTAGTTAATCCTACAGTTAATGTATTTGCAGCAACACCTGCTAAAGAAATTTGATCTCTAACTAATCTAAGACTTACAACCAATGCCCTACTTCTACTAACAGATTGTTGTAATTTTTTATTTTGAGCATCAGTTAATGCTACTCCTTGCATTTGTAGTCTACGTATTTGTGAACGTAGAGCTTTTTCAGATTTTAATGCTGCTACGAGTTTAGGCTGAGCCTGTTGTGCTTGGCCCAAACTTAAAGGACCAGCAGCTAATTGACTTTTAAATTGCGAACCAAAAGCCCTGCTAGAACCGGCTAAAGCACCTGCTCCAGTAAAAGCTGCAGAAGCTGCAGCAGTTCTTGCAGTCATAGCTGTAGCGCTTGTACTAACAGTAGCCATATCAGCTGCTATCTTATTTAGACCGATACTAAGATTTGCAATACCTCCAGTAACAAAAGCGCCTACAGCTGTAGCTAATCTACCAAAAACTAAAGTGCCTACAGCTCCTAATAAAATTAATTGATTACCTAAGCTATCATTCAAAAATTTAGCTAAAGGTACTAAAGCATCAGCTAATAGTCCACCAGCTACAATAGCAAGATCACTAAAACTAACTACAAGTTTTTCAAAAGTTTTTTGAGTTGATTCACCACTCATATCAATATCTTTAAAAGCATTATTACCATCTTTTAAAATACCAACAACAAAAGCTTGTCTTTTTTCAAAAGCAGTTAACTGTGACACAGATTTACCTAAAGATATAGCATAAGCGTTTACAGCGGGATCTAACCGTGTAAAAATACCTAATTCATCTAAAAGTTCTGGTTCAAGTTTAATAGCACCTCTGGTGAGACGTTGAAAAGAATCTGTTAAGTCTCTACCTAATGTCTTAGAAGCTTTAGCTGCTAACGAACCTAACTGGTTAATTTGATCTACATTAAATCCTGCAGACAAAGCGATGTTAGCTGATTTTGCTGCTTCAGCTATAGTCAGCTGACCATCTGTTATATCTTTTAAACTATTTATAACAGACTTAGAACTTGTACCAACAGCATTGGCAAGTTGTTCAGTACCTTTAATAATTGTTTGAAATTTTGCAGCAGCATTTAGTGCTTCAAAAGCTGCACTGATAGCAAATACGTTTGCAGCAGCAGCTGCATACACACCAACTAATCCACCTAATCCAGAAGACTGGGCGGAAAAAGAACGCCCAGCAGATGCAGAACTTTGGCCGAGTCGAGTCTGAGCTCTACCGATAGACTCAGTCTCTTCCCTGACAGCTCTTGCACCTCTACTTGTAAATTGTGTGTCAATAGTATTTCTAATAGTTGCCAACGATTACCCCTTTTTTAGACTTCTGCTTTGTTGCTTAGATTGCTGTGCATAGTATTTTCCTAACAGCGACTCAGCTTCTTTTAACAATTCAAATACCGAACGTCTATCATCAATTTCATAAATATCCATAATAGTACTTAGACCGCTATAGTCTTTTCCCATCCATGTACCATTCATACCTTCGAATATATCAGGAAGAGCATTTAAAACTGTTAGAGCTTGTTGACATTCTAAAGATAGGTTGGAGCCGTCTTGAGGTAGATCTTCCTCTTGTGGTTCCCAACCCATCTGTTCACACATCAATAGATATTGATCTGCTGTCATACCCCCACCCCCAAAAGAACTTTGGAGGTAGTCAGTTAGTTTTTTGAGTTTGTTTCTTTCTTCTTAACTGAAAATTGTTCAAAGTCATTCATGGTATCTGTAATAAACTGATCAAAAATTGTAGAATTTTTCAAAAGTTCAATTGCATCTTCCATAGAATACTCTACTTCTTCTGCGGCGTCCATTGTTGAAATATCAACAGGTAAAAGAACCGGTAAATGTTTTACCTTAAGCCCTTTCCACCCTGCAATAGCTTTTTCTGCATATGCTTCAAGAAATTTTTCATTGTCAACTTCTTCTTCCCGTTGACGAGTACGTTTATTAAATTTATATGTAAGAGCCTTGTTACGAATCTTCATTAGATCTTCACGCGTTAAATAGCGAAGATGAATTTGAAACTCTTCCATGTCTGGAAACTCAACCCAAGTTGCAGTTTCTTTAGCAATTAAGCCTTTAATTTTACTCATAGTTTTTCCCCTCTAGGATGATAAACGAACACCCACTACATATCTGCTTGTCTTAGGTGAGGGGGAACCTGGACTTGCAAGTAGTGGGTGTTCTTCTGGTTAATAATGTGGTGTTCCCCCTCAGAAACACATTAATTTTTTAATTAGCTTTTAGCGGCAAATAGTGTAAGTTCTCCACCTCCACCTTTAGTAGCTGTAGGTTCTTGAGCCATAAAGTCAACGCTCATAGAAATAACATCTTCAGTTTGGATAGATGGAAAGCTGAATTGTGCTGCAGGCATAGTGAAAGCCATATACGGAGCCACTGAACCACCAATAATAACATTTGCATTAGATGTCTGTGCAGAGTTAGTACGTGTATCTTCAGTAATATTACGTAGGAATCCAGCAGATTCTAAGTCACCTGCACGAAGATACATAGTAGTCGATCCAGTTATAGATCTGGTTCCTGCAAATTGACCAATAGGTTCATTAAGAGCTGAAATCTGTTCTGGAGTTAGATATGTAATATTGTTAGTATACTCAATATTCATAGAAGTTACTGGGAAAACAAATTTTTCATCAGAAGCACCAGCAGATGCTTTATGATGGAACTCAATAGAGCTTAAACGATTCTTAATAAATGCATTAGTTGACACTGTTCCTGCAACATTCATAGTATTATATGGATGATAAGAAGATGCTTGAGTAAGAGTAGCGGCACTTGAATTAGCTACTATAGATGCGCCTCCAGCATTTTTAATACCACCAAAGGTTGCAATAGCAATATCTCTAGGAGCACCTACTAATTCTTTCATAGTAGTACCGAAACCACTCCAAGTAGTAGTAGCAATATCTTCAATACCTGCATCAACAGTAGCTGAATTAACAGTAGCTTTGTCTACCTGATAAATAACATTATCAAGTTTAAAATACATAAAATATTCTGGTGCAATAGCAAAGTTAGATGTAGAAGCATGCACTCGAGTTGCTGCAGTTACCTCAGTAGTAACTAATTTACCACCAGTTTGCCATACAGATTGCTCTTCAACCTCTGTGATAGCTGCTTGTGTTTTCTTAGAAGCAAGAGTACTTGAGACAAGAGCTTGCCACATATACCAATCAGCAACAGGCTTAGAGTTACCTGACGTGTTTGTAGCTGCAGTAGTTGTATCTTTTGCTGCAACAATGTTTACACCTGTTGGACGTATATATGTTTGAATATTCCAATCAACAGGGTTGATTGCTGTATTAAATCTTTGTTGTGAACGATCTGGGCTTAGTCCAGATTCAAGAGAAGTGATGTCTTGAGTAGCTGACGTAGAGGTAGCCGCAAATCCTGCTAATACCTCAAGTTTCCAAGTATTACCTGGTGTCATCGCCGCAGCAACTGATGCAGAACCACTGGTGGTACCAATTATATCAACTGTTGAAAAGAACACTTCAGAATTTCTCTGTAAATTGAGAGATGCCATGTTATTTCTCCTTAATTTTCTAGCCTATAGGCTGTATTTAAATTTACCTCTGCTATTCCGTAAGGAGCAGCTAATCCTTCATCTGTG